TGCCTGTACATCGCCTACTGCCCCTGTCGCAGCTACCCCAGTAATTGTTGGAGCTACAGCAGGTACTACATCATTTACTGCGCCTGTGGCCTCGACCCCTACTGCTGTGGTCGTTACCTGAATTAAAACTGTGCCAACCGCACCGGTTGCGGCAACGCCTGTGACTTCATAAGCGGGGGCTATACCACCCCAGCCATTTATGCCCCAGCCACCTCCACCCCAACCGATGTCGTAAGTTGACACATTCCAGCCCTAGTTAGGCAATCCGAATAATTGCGGTTGCCGCTGCAGGAGCGGGGAATTGAATCTGGAAGTCACCGGAAGTAACCTGTTGGTCACCACCAAAGCTCAATACTGCACAAGCAGGGTCGCCAGAAGCAGAATCGTTATAAATGATGCCGCCAGAAGTCGTAAAGGTAGCCGACGTCCAGGTGTAGTTATCAAAGTCACAGACTGCCGTTGAGCTGTCCAGAACTGGGGTGACAGAAACAAGGGTTGCTCCACCAGTAGCGTAACCGTTACCGTTGGGAAGTTCGTCGGAGTTACCGGTTAAATCAAGATAGCTAGTTGTTGCAGCACCATAAGTACCTACTACAGAGGCCGTTGCTTTAGCCAAAGCTAGTTTGAAAGTGTTGCCACCGGGGTTTGAAAAGTTATGAACAGCCTTCAGGATTTCAACCTTAAAGCTGTTTGGCATTGCTGTGGTAAATCCAGCCATTTTATTTCTCCAAAAGTTGTGTTAATTCAGGGTGCCCCGCATCACGGAGGCGGTTAGATATCGTTGTGTGGTTTGATCTAATACACTGATGCCCGTAGCTCACCAACACAGCACGAATGTGGTTTTTGAACGCCTCAGCCTGCTGCCGGATAACCGGATCAGCCGTTGCGCTTACAGCAATAATTCTGTCTACCGCGTTTTCAGCAAGTTCTTCAGGCGTGAACCCCCGACCGGAGACCCCCATCGCTTTGATGTTGCCAAGTAAAGCACCGCCAGAAGCTGAAAGCATTAGGTCATCCTTATGATTGCGCTATCCGCTGTATTAGCGGGGAATGTAACGGTAAACGTCTGATTTGTCACTGTACGGTCTGAACCAAAGTTCAGTACCGCAATAGCTCGGTTAGCTTTACTAAAGTTATAAATCAGAGCGCCACGGCAAGTAAACGTAGCTCCAGGCCAAGTCGTGTTGTTAAAACTAACAAACGCAGTATTTCCAGACGACTGCACAGTAGCGCCTAGTAGTACGTTACCGCCAGCTACATAACCAGTGCCAGTTACTTCGTGTTCTGTCGTGTACACAGTCGTGTCGGCACCAAGATTTGCAGCTTCTCTATAAAGCGCGATCATGATGGTATCCGTGAGAAGATTATGCACCCCCTCATAGAGTTCCTCTTTAAACGATGTGGTCTGGGTTTGGGTGATCATTTAACGGGGTACCTTACCTGCCCATCCCTGTAGGCGTCCTGACGGAGCTTACCGTCGCCAAGCTGTTTAGCCATCATGAAGGCTTCGTCGTAACGCTTCTGGTAGACCACGATTACATCCTGCTCGCCCTTCATAAAGGTGTAAGCCTCAAGCAAAGCACCGTAGAGAAGCAACGCATCCATGTTGTCCCCAACCCAAGACGTGCCAGCCGTAACAATAGACTCTGGGTAGTACCCAAAGTGCAGCTCCATTGTGTAGCTAACATCTGGCGTTGGGCCAAGAATAAATGTGTTGGCGTCAAAATTGGCGTAATGGGTGGGTTTACCAGTCACTAACGGGTACGGAAAGGCTTCACGGATGAAGTTCACGTCCTTGTTCAGCAGGTACTCATAGATTCCTGTAACCGGATCAACGACAGCTAAGGAGTAGGTGTACAAGTAATCTGACGGAACAGCTAAGTACTTATTGTTGGCCGTAGCCGTTCCAGTCATGTTCTTGCGGATTGCAGGGAACTGGATCGTGTTATAGATCCGCTGTTCAGCCTGCTGAATGAACGTATCAATCTGCTCTTTTTGGGTGAACACAACCTGACCCGTACCGGCAGGATCCGTCCAGGTTGTGCTGGGGAAGTCGTTCTCGACGTACCCCTTGATCGTTTCAAAGAGCTGGGAGTAATTCATTACGCCATCGGTCCTCTAGCCATTACACCCTTAGTAGCCGCGCCAGTACCACGGATTTTAGTCTCACCATTCTTGTTGACCTGGGGATACTTGCCACGGTTGATGTTACCCACCGACATGTTCATGTTGTCAGTGTAGCGAACGCCGTTTTCCTGAAGCGGAAGCTCTGCAGCGGTAACTTTTTTGCCAGTCATGGTATGGGGTTCAGCATAGACGCTGGCTGGGCCAACTTCTTTGCCGCCTTTCTTCATTGAGAACTTAGCCATTTAGATACCTACCTTACGCACCATGCGCACGGGAGCTTTCTGGTTAGCGACTTTAGCCAGACCACGGCCAAGCTTTTTCATCTCCATGTTGGTCTTGCCACCAGCGCGGTAGCCTTTACCGTGCATCGACTTCTCGTGGCTTTTAACTGCTTTTTTGGCTTCCGCCTTTGCTACTGTTTTGATGTTCATTCTCTACTCCTAAGAGGTGGTTACTGTCCCTACAAAGGTTTTAGCCACTAAGTCATTGGGCGTCAACCCTGCATCGTTAGCGCTGGCTCCACCTACCGGCGACCAGCCCCATTGAATAATCCGGCTACCCCCAGAAGAGTCGCCTGTTTGCTGCGGTGAAACTCCGGTACCTAAAAGAATCTGCAGCCCGTTAAGACCAGATTTTAAATAGCTTCGGTCCGGTCGTGGGTCCCTAACTGCTTGTGGGTCATCTACCGGATACATACCCAAGAGCAACTGGGGGTGATCCGGGTCCCAGCAGCTTTTGCAGACCAGCATGTTGATGTTTTTGGTCTTGATGACCAGACGACGCAGTTCCTTCAGCTTAAAGCGGAAATCGCAACGATCGCACTCCGCGATCGAATTTTTGCCGGAAGAAAACCTATTGCCCATCTCAGGTTATAAACATCTGCCGTGGAACCAACCGATCAGCCGCTTTCTCGCGGTCCTCACCCGCTGCCAGATCCCAAGCCTCATCGTACATAGCCTTCAGCGTCTGAAGCCGGTTAACCCCTTCTGGGAGCTTTAGAGCCAGGTAATACGACAGTCCTGCGGTCAGGCAGGGCAGGAAACGGAAAGGAATATCAAAATCCACCACACCGGTCGTAGCGTCCTGTATACGACGCATCCGCCAATAAACTAGGGTGTAGGTCTGGGAATCATCAGGAACCGGCCACAGGGTCACGCAAGGCAGGTTTGTAAGGGTTACAGCAGCTCCTGTCAGATGCGCCGCAGCCGTGGTGTTGTTCTGCCCACGAAAGCAGTTCATCAAGTTGTTGGCGACAATGTAGCTATAGAAGATGGTTTCATTGCCAATCTTCACGTAACCCTGGGCTGGAAGCCCGACAGTTGAGTTCAGCGTAATCATGGTCGCGGAGTCTGTAATCCCGCCATTAAGGGTTAACCCTGTAGGCCCAGACGTACCAGACTGTCGGTTGACATAGATCTGGATAGGACGAGCCTGTTGAATTTTGTTGGGGATCGTCGCATAGGTAGAAACACTAATACGCGTAATTGTCAGATCCGCCTGAGTTGCCGAGTTGTTAGCCTGTGTTCGGATTACGTGTTCGAGGAGGTCGACTGTATCAACCGGAAGCGCGTACGTGGAGAGTCCTGGCGTGAGGATGATTGATCCCTGCTCGACAGTCCATAGATTGATGCCACGGTTGGCCCAATCAGCGAATAAAAGGTTAAGGCTGCGACGAGCTGTACGTAAGTCGTAGCCAGAACGAAGTTCACCACCGGCACGCTCAAAGGCTTCCTCCACTACGTCGTTCAGATTTAGGTTAAAAGCACTGGTGCCTGATGTACTCATTTCACTTTCCTGTGCCTAGCAACTTTTTTAGCCACCGTACGAGGTTGTGGTACGTACTGTGTTCCTGCGGCTTTACCGGCACGCTTGGCTCGGGTAGTAGCGGCGTACTCTTGGGGGCTGAGGGCTTCGATGGCTTTTTTGGGGAGGTACCTTTCGCCCGTGTCTGAGGAGCGCTTGCCGCTTTTGGTGCGCCACTCTTGCTTGGTCCACGCTTTGAGGCTGCGCTGGCTTTTGGCGAGGCCACTCACTTATACCCCCCGCCAGCTGCTTTGTACTTCTTAGCCAGCAACTGAGCTTTACGCGCCGACCACTGCCCCGGAGCAGTCCCCTGCGTACCAGAAGATTTGATCTGCTCGAACAGACGCTTACGCATACCCGGCTTGGTGTAGTTTCCCGCTTGGTTTACGCGAGAGACTTTGCCACCTTCGGCGTACATGTCGAACTTGTCCCCGTCTTTCCGGGTACCAGTCCTAGCTTTGGGCATCTTGGATGGGTTAATTGCCCCCATCCCTCGGCTTGCCATCATTTCAGCACTTCCCGCCGCGCATCATGCCTTTGCCACCAGCCATCGTGACCATCTTGCCGCGGGTTTTGCCTTTAACAGCAACACCGTCACGGCTAGGAGCAGCAGTCTTCACTGCGCCCATCTTAGAGGCACCAACAGTGCCGCCTTTGGCATAGGCTTTGCCGCCAGACTTCATGCCTTTCATTTCGGCCATTTCGTGCTTAACCATGGCTTTAGGAGCGCCTTTCTTTTTCATGAAAGACACTTCTTTCTTCATCATTGCCTTGGACTCTCTCATTTCGCCACCTTTCCGGAATTTCATTCCTTTGCTTTCACTACTGAACTCTTTGGCTACCTTTGGGGGTATACCAACCTTTTTGGCAAACGCAGGGTTATGCGCCGCCGCATCCATCAATCGTTTCTGCGCAGCCGATTTGGCAGGCATTAAACCATCTTCCCACGGGTTTTACCCTTGGTTGCACAGCCATCAGCAGCACGGCGGTAGCCAGTCTGCCCACCTTTAGCGTATTTCTTGACCTTGCCGCCCTTCTTCATCGTCTCGGTAGCAGGCACAACACGATCTGCTTCACCACTACGATTTAAGCGAACACGTTCAGCCGCGCCAGCAGCAGTACGGGGGAGGCCGCTATCTTTAGCAGACTGACGACCAAAAAGATATTTTCTTAAAAAGTTCATTACTTACCCCTTTGAAATAAGCCGGTCAATTTTTTCTTCAAGCCGGTTAAAGCGTTGGTCAATGTGTTCAGTAATTCTTTCAACTTCTGCTTTAGTGACGTTATCACGGGCCACCTCCACTCTTGTTTGGTTAAGCAACGTCTCGACGTCGCTGAGCTTCTTGAACTTCTCGTGTGCCATATAAGCTACCAGGGCAAGAACAATACTTAAACCACCATTCCATAAAAGAACTGCGCTATCCATTTAACAATTCCATGCACGTAGCGATTTGTTGATACGAGAGTTCGGATCTTTAGCTGTTTTAGCTGAAGTCAGTTTCTTCTTCATGCCTTTCATCCGAGCACAAAAAGAATCCCTGCGTGAGCCACCCTCGGGTTGCGGAGCTTTAAGCCCTGGCTTTCCTGGGTTAGCTGCGTTATAGGAAGCACGCCCCTTAGCATTCAAGCCGCCCTTGGGGTTCTTACCTTCTTTACGTTGCCACGCTGGAGTCTTAGCCATAATAAACCGTCGCAGTAATACTATTTTCCAAGAAAACCCGCACGCCATTACGCGCAAGAATTCCCTCGCCTGGAACAATATTAAACACATCATTTGATGCTGAGACTGTACTCATTACCAGCACATTGTTGTAGACCGTAGCTACACCGGAAGCATCTCCGCTATTAGCTACCGTTACGGTAAACGTGTTTGCATCTGTCACAGTAGCGACTTGATAAAAATCATCTGTGGGGTTTGTACCGCCTGACCAATCAATGAACGCCCACTCACCAACAATCAGGCCGTGATTTGGCGCTGTAACCGTAGCGGTTGTAGTGGATCGTGCATACGTTCCGGCAATTGATACGTCGTCATACAAACCAACTAATCCAGAAGTAGTCGTTGCGACTCCAAAAAACACCGCTTTTACACGGGTTCTGAATGGAATCATTAGGCCAGACGCGCTCGCATATTGCGATTTAACGTCAGTTTGCATTCCCATTTTGGCTCTCCGTTTCTGCGTCTAACCGGTTAATTAGCATCTGGTATGCGGCAATAGTAGCTTGAGCTTGAATCTGAAAGACTTGTGCCTTGTTCAGTTCTAGCTCAAGCTCCTTAATTTCCGCTTCCAGAAATTTCTTGGTTATCTGCATTAAGAAATGCTGGTGCCAACGGTGATGTAGTGGGGAACTCCGCCAACCAGGATCTTGATCCCTTTAGCAGTTCCACCAACAGTACCGGTTGCAACGATGGTAGCGGCAGGACCAGTCTCAATGTTGAACAGGTTCTGAACTTCACCAGTCTGCGAGCCGCTGTCCGTAACACGGATAAACGAAGAAGCTGCGCCAAGAGTGACGTTAGAGCTGTAGTCGGTGTCCAGCTGGAGAACAGCCAATGTGCCGCCAGGAGTCGTTGCCGAACCACCCAGAGTTGCACGGATTGCGTTAGCAGCACCAGAAATCGTACCGGTCGTGTTGATCGACGTGGAAATGTGTGCGCCGTTGATTGTGCCGCCAGTTGCTGCACCTGCGCCGGTCACAACAGAGAAAGCACGGAGAGTCTCGCCAGAACCTGTCGAGGTAAAGGCCAAACGGTTGTAAGAAAGACGAGTATCACCAGTAGTTGCGGAGGTAGATCCGTAGAAACTAGAGATATTTTGTGCGGTAGTTACTGTAATCGGGGAGGTAGAAGTGCCTCCGATAAAGCCGTTGTCGGACGCGACTGGGCCGGAAAAGGTAGTACGTGCCATGTTAGACCTCTCGTGTAGTAGCACATCCCCATACCGTCTCTACTAAGTCTGCTAGGCCAGTCGGTACAGGTGGAAATCCTAGACTTACAGCGAAGAATACAACAAAAAGGGGGTTTTGCAACCCCCTTCTCTACAACAATTAGGCAGCGCCCGGCGAACCGAACATGCCCAGCGGATCAGACCAACCGAACGAATAACGCTCACGAGCCTTGTAACGGACGTTACCGGTGTCGAAGTCCCCGTCCATGCTGTTTTGCAGCGGAGTACGGACAAAGTGCTTCATACCGTTGGGAACGTCTGTCGTCAGGAACCATGCGTTCGTATCCGTTAAGAAGTGGTTAACTGTGTAACCCTCAGGGATCGAACCATTGTTCTTGATAGCGTTGATGTCGTTATCGGCTGTTGCAACGCGCAATTCCGTCTCAAGCAGACGAGTTGCCACGAACATGAGGTTCGGGGGAACGATCAGCTTGCGGGGCTTTGCGGCGATCAGCAGACCACGCTCATCCGTCCAGCCAGCGATTTGGATCACTGCTGCCTCAAGGGAGGTCTCGTTCAAGTCAGCCGGAGTGGCTGGCTCGTTGGAGTTAACTCCACCTGAAACCAGGGGGTGATCGGTCGCAAACAGGGCTTTTCCGTCACCACCGGGGTAGTTAGCGGAGAAACCGTTGTTCAGGACGTTAGCGGCCTTAACCTGCTTGGTGTAAGCCATAGCGCGAGCCAGAGCCTTGGTGTAACGCGAGCTGAGTGAGTCATAGAGGTTGTCCTCAATTGCCTCTTCAGTGATCGAGAAGCCCAGGGCGATGGTCTCGTGGTTGTAACG